CGCAAGTTAAGTACACCAGCTGATAACGAAGTAAGCACCAACGTGGTGTTAGATGATACAACTTGGTTTGGCACCACTGGCCCTGCAGGTACCACTGCAGCAGCCAAGGGCTTGCTGAACTTGAGCAGCGCAAAGGATCTGATTTACTTTGAGATTTATTACGCTGGCGCCGCATCTGGTGCAAGATTCACAACAGGTCAGGGATTTATTAGTGGCTTAGCTGCTACTACAACTCCAGACGCTCCTGTGTGGGTAAGTCCAATGACTATTGCAGTCGATGGCACATTTGCACAAGATGTTGTTGCTTAATCACAATAGGCATTAACCACAAGGGGGGTGCATGATTGCACTCCCCTGTTTACATGGCGATTAACAAATGAACGATACTAACAAAACAAATCAAGTGTGGATAAAGACCACAGAAGAAAAGCTGGCAGCACTGTTAGCAGATGAGGCGCGTGAGGCACCCATGCTGCAAGAAGTACTAAATACAGTTAAGCAATTAAAAGCGAAAAATAACTTTCGCATTGCTATCATCAACCAATTAATAGAGGAAAAAAACAAATGAACCTAAGTCAACTCACAGCAAAACCACAATTAGTCCTGATCTCAATAGATGATGAGGATACCATTAAAGAATATAAAGAAGCAATTGAATTCTACACCTGGGACAGACAGCCCATGGACACATTCATGCGTTTGGCTTCAGCTACCCAAGAAAACACTGGCACCATTATTGATATTGTCAAGACACTGATCTTGGATGAGCAGGGTAAAATGATCTTGGCTGATGACAACATGTTGCCAACTAACGTGCTAATGAAAGCCATCACACGTGTGACGGAGATGCTGGGGAAGTAACCAGCGGCCAGATTGATGTTAATGGAACAGAAATGGGCCTGGTATTAACGCTTGACAGCATGGCAGACAGATACAAAATGCTGCCCAGTCAGGTGTTAATGCATGCTACTACGTTTGATCTGTACATACTGGATGCCGCGAGAAGTTTCTACAATTACCATGAGCGTAAAGCTCAGGGACAGGTAGCAGAAGACTACACTGTTAGTGAACTACAAGCAATTATGGACAATGCAAAAGGGCAACCATGAGTAAAATCGTATTAGTAAAAAACACAATCACCAGTAGCCTGAAGAAGATACAGGCCAATCTGGACAAGTTGCCGCAAGAAGCTTATGATTTCTATAAGTCAATTACTCCTGTTAGATCAGGTAATGCCAGAAGAAATACCCGATTCAACAAAAGCCGTGATGAGATACAAGCACAGTATGCATATGCCTCGAGGTTGGATGAGGGTTATAGCAAGCAAGCACCCAAAGGTATGAGTGAACCCACTGAACAGTTTATTGCCAAGAGAAGCAAACAAATAATAAAAGGAAAATAACATGGCTGATTTAACATACTCAGTAGCAATTGACACTGCCAGCGCACAGAAGAATTTAAATGCGTTGGAGAAAAATATTGGTCAATTGAACGATAGATTCACCAGCTTGCGTGGTGTAGTAGCCAGTGTGGGATTTGGTGCATTTGTAGGCTCAGCATTAAAATATGCTGATAGCATTCAGGATTTAAGTAATGCTACCGGCATTGCCACAGCCAATCTCATGGGCTTTACCAAGGCAGTGCAGGCCAATGGTGGTAATACCGAAAGTGCTACAAGCAGTATATTAAAATTAGTCAATTCAATTGGTAGTGCTGCAGATGGCAGCGCCAATGCACAATCAGCTTTTGCTGACGTGGGTGTAAGCTTAAACGATTTAGCTACACTGAGCGAACAAGATATCTTGGCCAAAACCATCGATGGGTTAGCCAAGATTAAAGATGCCAGCGAAAGAGCACGTGTACAAACTGATCTGTTTGGTAAGAGTTCGCGTGGATTAGATATGAAAGGCGTGGCCGCAGCATATGGGGACGCTACAAGAGAAAGCCGTAAATTCTCAGATGCTACTTTACAAGCAGCCATATTGCAAGACAAACTGGATGCTGCTGTAGGCAAATTAAAATTAAATTTATTGCAAACACTTGAGCCATTAATGAAATTTATTAATGGGATGAGTGATCAGCAAGTAAACAAAATGATAGAAAGCATAGTGCAATTGGCAGTAGCAATTGCTGCACTTGCTATTGCTGCCAAATCCATTGAATGGTTGGCCAAAGGGCTTTTGTTCCTACAGGCCAGTAGTGCTGCAGTAGCTTTAGGTGGTGTTAGTTTAGCTACAACATTTAGTGCAATTGGTACAAGAGTACGAGGATTCAATAAGGATATTGCAGCAGGTGTACCCATGCTTGATGCATTGCGTAAAACTATATCAACTCATGCTGGAAAAACATTGCCACAATTGGCTAAAGGTCTACTCATGGTGGGCAGAGGCCTAATGGGTTGGGTGGGCGCCATATGGTTGGCCAATGATGCATTAGCTGCATTCTCAGGTAAAGGATTTATAGAGTGGTTAGATACCGCACTGAATAAAATACCTGGTGTTACTGCAGCCATGGCCAGTTTAAAAGACATGATGGGTATGCAGAGTAAGGAAGCTGCAGAGGCTGACAAGCGATTGCAAGAGGCCATGAAGGATACTACTCATGCTAAACGCAGTGAAGAAATAGCCAAGCAAGCACTTATAACCAGAAAAATTAAAAGCGATATAGATCAACAGACTCAATCAGTTATTAAATTGGGTGATGCATACCGTTTACAGAATACACAAGCATTGCAGAATTTAACTACAGAAACTGATCTGTTGGGCAAAAGTGATTATGCAATTGCCATGAAACGTGCTGAAATAGATATTACAGAAAAAAATAAGGATGCTGTTGATAAATTAACTCAAGCAAAAGTAAATTATTTAAACACAGCCGAAAAAATTCAACCACAAATAATTGCTGCATATGATAATGAAATCAGCAAGATTAAACAGTCATTGGCAGCAGATGTAGAACGTGTCAAGGTGGCCACTGATGGCTATCAGATGCGCCTGCAGAGTATAGAACAATTCAATGCCAGACTGGAAGAAATGGCACAGGCAGAAGCATATGCTACTCGTCAGGGCGAAGCACTCACTGAAGTTTATAATAATTTAGTCAAGCCGCTGGAAGCAGCCAATGCCAACATTAAGCATCGCAATGAATTGGAACAATTATCACGTGGCATGGGCGAATACCAGATAGAAACGCTCAATCAACTGTTAGATTTAGAAGAACGAGAGCTGGCTGCAATTAAAGAGATTAAAGATAACACTCTGTTGACAGCAGATGCACAGGGCGTGCTCACACAGCGAGTTAAAGAGGCCTATACTGCGCAAACAACCATGCTTAAAGCACAGCGTGAAGAACAGTATGCCTATAGCAGACAATTCAGTACAGGCTGGGGCAAAGCTTTTAAAGAATATACTGACAATGCCACCAATGCTGCCAAGATGGCTGGTGATCAGTTCAGAGCCTTTACCAATTTCGTAGACAGTGCAATTGATCAGATGGTAGACAATGGCAAGATCAGCTTTAAAGGCCTGGTAGACAGCTTGATTAAAGAATTGCTCAAGGCAGAATTAAAGAATGCAATTGGACAAGTGGCTGGTGCAATAGGCGGCATGGGAGCAGGCGCTGGTGGCGGTGGTGGAGGCGGCGGCGGATTGGGCCTGGGCGACATCTGGAACTTTGGCAAGAGCCTGTTGGGATTCGCTGGTGGTGGACAACCTCCAGTGGGCAAGGCCAGTATAGTTGGTGAACGTGGACCAGAGCTATTCATTCCCAAAACTGCAGGCACAATCATACCCAATGGCGCCGGCGCTGGCGGCAACACTGTGATCAATAACTACAATATCAGTGCAGTAGATGCCAAGAGTGTTGCACAATTATTTGCTGAGAATCGCAGAGCATTGTTGGGCACAGTCAGAGCAGCAGAAAAAGAATTACCATACAGAGGCAGATAATGTCATTACAAACAATAGTAAACAATGCCTCCGGCATTACATTCAATCGCAGAAAGATGGTGGGCATACAGTACACCAGAAATGAAATACCCAGAGTCAGTGAAACACCCACTACCAATCCCTGGCGTATCACATTAGAAATGCCTACCAATTTAAAATATCAAAGTAACAGAGCATTGTTGGAATCCATTGATGCGCTGGACAGAAGATTGCCTGATACAATTACATTTGCTAACAATCCCCGTATGAATTGGATATTTAGATATCAGGGAGCAGCAGGAGTCAGTCAATTGAACAACGTGTTTGTAAGTACATTTGTTGGTAATCAACTAACGCTGCAGAATATTCCTGTAATGAACAGCACTAATGTGTTATTTGCTGCCAATGATTTGATTCAGATAGGTACCAATCCATTTCCATTCACAGTGGTCAACACTGTATTAAGAGGAACCGGTAGCACTGTTACAGTTACTACACATAGACCCAATATCTTGACTAACCCAGTGGCAGGCCTAGGAATCACAGTGGGTGCTGCATGCAGCTTCAGAATGTTTTGTCCCAACATGCCCACTTATCGTCTAGTGCCAGGCGGCACAACATATATAGGTAGCCAATTGGTGAACAACGCATATATAGAATGGACTAGCAGTTTTGAATTATATGAATTTACAGGAACAGCATAATGCCAATAGAACAATTACCAGTACAAGATGCAAATTTGGATGCTAGAATTACCAGCAACCAACAATTTAATATCACCAACAGCGTGGCAGCGCCCAATACAACAGGCAATTTAGGTGTAATGTATCAGGCCACACAGGTCACATGTGCAACCTGCAACAACAATTTAACTGGCACTGATTGTACAACCTGTGCAGTACAACAAACACTATGACTACACCAATCGCACAAGTAGTTGACCAGACGCTGGTTACCAATGCTGAGTTTGTCAAGCTTGTTGTATATGATGCTAACAATGTAGCAACCACGCACACGTTCAGCAGCAGCTACAAGAATGAAACCATAGGTGGCACAGTGTATTTGGCCTTGGGTGGACTCATGTCAGTGGGTATGCAGCAGCGTGATATCAGAGTTACCAGTTTTGATACCAGCGTGAGCATTAGTGGCATCGGCAGTGACAACATCTACACTGCATTGGCCACTAGAATTAAGGGCAGTCTAGTAACCATATATCGTGGCTTCTATGACAGCAATTACAATTTAGTAAACTCAGTGCAAAGATTCACAGGCGTGGTCACCAGTTATACTATCACTGAAGATTTGGATACACAAGAACGGCAAGATATCTTCATGGTTACCATTAACTGCAGTTCATATAAAACCATACTAGAAAATAAGATAGGTGGCAGACAAACCAGCCCCAACTATTGGAATGAATATGCCACTGCTCCTGCCACCACTGACAGCAGCATGATCAACGTACCCAACTTGTACAATGCATACTTTAACTTTGGCAAGAAGCCTTAATTATGAATATACGACCAGCTACCAAATTTGATTTAGAAAATATATTAGAAATGATCATAAGCTTTAGTAAACAAAGCGTTATGCCCAGCTTATTATCAGATGATGCATTAGATTTAACCTATTTAAAATCATTGTTACAACATATTATAGTAGGAGCTGGTATATTACTAGTTGCTGAAAAAAACAATAAAACTATAGGATTTATTATTGGGATGAAGAATAATAATATCTGGTATCCTAAGCAAATTATATTATCTGAATTAATGATTTGGGTTGAGCCAGCCAATAGACACGAAGGCATTGCCTGCGAATTAATTACAGAATATAATAAGAAAGCAGAAATAATGAGACAAAATAATCAGATCACTATGTATACCATGACTAAAACTAAATATTTCGTAGGTATAGACTTTGAACAATACGGTTATAATAAGATAGAAGAAACATGGGCCATGGGAATATAATATGTTTATAACAGCAGCAGCAGCGGCTATAGCCACGTGGATCGGAGCAACAAGTGCAGTAGCAGTTGCTGCAGTTAATTTCGGTGTCAGATACTTGGCCAGTAGTGTAGTTAGTAGCTTATTGAGTAACAGAGATGGCGGTAGTGCACCAGGTGCGCAGGCTGATCAGGGCAGTAGAATTCAATTGCCGCCAGCCACTGACAACAAGCTGGGCGTAGTATATGGCAGTGCCTATGTGAGTCCTGTGACTATTGATGCCAAAATCAGTGCTGATCAACAGACCATGTGGTATGTTTTGGCATTGACTGAAGTAACACAAACTGGCGTGCTCACCATGGGCAACATAGACAGCACAACCAACACTGATATCTATTGGGGCGACAAGCAATTGATATTTGGCCACGGCAGTGACAGAACTCGTGTTACCAGTTGGATCACTGGCGATGGACAAACAGATGCCAGATGCAATGGCAACATGTTTGTCTATTTGTATCGTGATGGCAGCACGGGTGGTGCCAATACTACACAGAGTGCTATCACAGTGCTCAGCGACAGTACAATTGCTCCAGATCAACGTTGGAACAGCAGCAGATACACTGGAGTTGGCTATAGTCCCACCATGCATAAAACTGCATTTGCCATTGTGAAATTAAAATACAATCAGGATGCCGGCGTTACACAACTGGAACAGTTTAAAATTAAATTGACCAATAGCTTAACTCGTCCGGGTGATTGTATTCGTGATTACTTGACCAGTGACAGATATGGATGTGGTATTCCAATCACACAAGTGAACACTGCCAACTTGACTGCACTGAACGATTACAGTGATCAATTGATTACCTATACCACTGTGAACAACACACAGGCCACACAGCCCAGATATCGTGTGAATGGTCCCATCAATGCTGGTGCTACATGTTTACAAAATTTACAAACTCTAGTAGATACATGTGACAGTTGGTTACAATGGAATGAGGCCATTGCGCAATGGGGCGTAGTGATGAACAGAAGTTATTTGGATACCACTACCTATAATGATCTGTTGGTTATAAACAGCAGCAGCATAACCACTGGTGTCAGTATCAATCCAGTTGACTTGACCAGCAGCTACAACATAGTGGAATCACAATTTCCCAATAAGTATATTAAAGATCAGACTGATTACAATTTCGTCTATTTAGATACGGCTGATCTGAATCCCAATGAGCCCACTAACAAACTGGTAATGCAGTTGCCCATGATCAATGACAGTGTGCAAGCCCAGTACTTGGGTACCAGACGTTTGATACAGAGCAGAGAAGATTTAGTAGTAACGTTTGGCATGGATTACAGCGGCATACAAATTGATGCAGGCGACGTAGTACGTGTGCAACACCCCACATATGGCTGGGGGCCTTACCCAGTTAATCCAACCAATCCAGATAAACTGTTTAGAGTACAACAAGTACAAGAGGCCAAAACAGAAGATGGCCAATTGGGCGTAACATTAATATTACTTGAGTACAATGAGCAGGTGTATGATAACATTGACATACAGGATTATGACCCAGCTGCCAACACTGGCTTGACTGATCCAACTATTGTGGGCACTCCAGCTGCACCCACAGTGATTGATTTAGACGTAGATGCTGGTACCTTTAGTGTGCAGGCCATTGTGCCCTTGCAAGGACAGATCACCAGCATGGAATACTGGTACGGTCCCACTGTGGATATTGAAAATAACAATTACAGATTGTGGGACACACAGTTTAACAGCAGCGGCCCAGTATATGCACCTGGAACCATTGAGATAACCAACGTGGTGGGCTTTGCTCCTGGCACTTATTATTGGAAAGCTCGTGCATTAACACAGAGTACCAAGAGCCTGTTTAGCACTAGCACAGCGCTGGCATGGGATCCTATAATGCCAGCTAAACGTAAAACATGTGAAGCACAGGCTAGTGCAACTGTAGTTTATGCAGATCAATTTAAACTGTGGACACCCAACACTCGCGGTAGTGTACTCACATGCGAATATACTCCTGAAAAC